CTGCTGAGGTTTATGCTGCACCGCACACAATGGATGGTAAGAAAATAACTACAGTAAAATCTGCTGTTACTAAGCCAGGCAATGGCGTAGATCAGGTAAATATGTCTGTAGGCGGATATACCAAGAATAACGATCAACCAATTAACAAGCATGGTGAGATGAAGATTCGTGGTACTGGCGCAGCAACTAAGGGCGTAATGGCTCGTGGACCAATGGCTTAACTATGAACTACCAGCAGCTATCTGAAGCAATCCAAAGTTACGTTGAGTCTACAGAGCAACTCTTTGTATTCAATATTCCTAACTTTGTCCAGCTTTGTGAAGAGCGGGTATACAACGCCGTTCAGATTCCTGCTATTCGTAAAAACGTTATTGGTAACTTCACTCAAGGCGATCACTACTTAGCGCTCCCTGAAGACTATCTAGCCTCGTTTTCCCTTGCGGTTATTGATGCAGATGGTAACTACGAGTATTTAATTGATAAAGACGTTAACTTTATCCGTCAGGCTTTCCCCAACCCCAATGATGAAGGACTGCCAAGGTACTACGCGCAGTTTAGTCCGTACACCTACATTATTGGCCCAAGCCCTGACGCAAGTTACCAGACAGAGCTGCACTATTATTACTACCCTACTACGATCGTACAGGGTGGTATTGCTGGCTTTGGCGCAATTACCCCTGGCTCTGGATATACCAACGGTATATATGAGAATGTAGCTTTGACTGGTGGTAATGGTACAAACGGTACAGCCACAATAACCGTATCGGGCGGAGTAGTAACTGCAGTTACTTTAGTAAGTCCAGGGTCTTTATATGTTGTAGGAGATGTATTAAGTGCTGCAACTTCTACTATAGGGAACACAGGAAGTGGGTTTTCAGTACCCGCTAATAATACTGTTAATCCAACTGGCACTAGCTGGCTAGGTGAGAACTTTGAATCTGTTTTGTTGTATGGTTCGTTACGTGAAGCTATCATCTTTCAAAAGGGTGAACAGGATTTAGTAGCATATTACGAACAGAAGTACCAAGAATCCTTAGCGTTACTCAAAGACTTGGGTGATGGTAAAGATAGACGTAGTGCTTATCGTGATGGACAATTACGATTACCTATACCTGGACCCGTTAGATAAATTTTTAGGAGCAAAAAATGGCAATTACCCAAGCAATGGCAACAAGTTTCAAGGTTCAAATCTTGAATGGTCAACATAACTTTTCAGCAAATACGTTTAAATTAGCTCTGTATACCAGCTCAGCTACTTTAAATGAGAACACAACTGCTTATTCAGCAAGTAATGAAGTAGCTTCAGCGGGTAACTATTCTGCTGGTGGCAATACTTTATCGGTTAGCGTAACTCCAACAAATACTGGCAACGTGGCTTTTATCTCGTTCTCAAACAGTTCTTGGGCAAATGCAACAATTACCGCTAACGGCGCTTTAATCTATAACGCTAACTTGGCAAATGCGGCTGTTGCTGTATTGGCTTTTGGTGGTGATAAGACATCGACCAACGGTACATTTGCTGTTAACTTCCCAACTGCGGACGCAAGCAACGCCATTATTCGTTTGACAGCTAGTTAATTAGGAGAGCCTTATGGCTTTGATTCTGAAAGATAGGGTTAAAGAAACTAGCTCTAGCTCTGGCACGGGCAGTATTACGCTTGGTGGCGCATTTCCTGGCTATCAAACGTTTGACGCCGTTATAGCTACTGGTTCTACCGTTTATTACACCATTCACAATTTGACGGCTGGTGATGATGACGAGTGGGAAGTTGGTCTTGGTACGTTTACGTCTCCAGCTACGTTAGCTAGGACTACGGTTCTTTCTTCGTCTGCTGGTGGCACAACTAAAGTTAACTTTACCGCTGGCGCAAGTGGTCTTGAGGTATTTATTACCCAGCCAGCTGAAGAAGCAGTTTATCTGAATCAGGCTACTGGCTTAGTGGAAATTGGCGGTAATGGCACAAATACGGTGTCGTTTACTAACGTCAACACGACTAACTTAACAGCTACTACAGTTACATTAACGGCTGGAACAATTAGCACCAATGCTGCAAATTCTACGGATATTACAAACAAAGCCTATGTAGACGGTTTAGTTTCTTCTGGTATACATTTTCACGAGCCTGTTCTTGTTGAAGAAGATGTATCTTTGGTTGCTGTATATGCCCAGCCAAACGGCGCTAGTAACGGCGTAGGCGCAACACTTACAAATAATGCTGCTAATGCTGCTCTTGTTGTTGATGGTGTAAGCGTATCTAATACAGCCCGTATTTTGGTTTATGCGCAATCTAACGCAGTGCAAAACGGTGTATATACAGTCACTAATCCAGGTAATGCTTCTGCACAGTGGGTATTAACCCGTGCAACCGATGCCGATACATTTGGTTTGACTAGTCCTGATAATTTAGGAGAAGGTTCAACTTTCTTTGTATCGTCTGGTAATACAGGCGCTGGTCGGACGTATACATGTAATACAACAGGCACAATTACGTTTGGCACTACAGATATTACATTTGCGCAGATTAGTTCTTCCCAAATTTATTCTGCTGGTACAGGTCTTACCCTCGCCAATTTGGCATTTAGCATTTCTAATACAGCTGTTACCGCAGCGCAATATGGCAATGATGGGGCTGTTGGACAATTTACAGTTAACGCCCAAGGTCAACTTACCAATGCAGCCAACGTAGCTATTAATGCTTCAAGTATCTCTGTAGGTACTTTAGCCAATGGTAGAACCACAGCAGCCTCCGCTAACGGAGCAAGCACAATCGTATTGCGTGACTCTAACGGTGATTTCACAGCTAATACCATTACGGCAACCACATCCAACGCTACGACTTTTAACGGCACGACTGGTGCATTTACTAACGTTTCGGGTAACGGAGTTGCTTTAACCGCAATTAATGCCTCTAACGTAACTTCAGGCACCTTGGATAATGCCCGTACAACAGGTAATACAGCTAACAGCGCAAGCACAATAGTTCTTCGCGATGCGGACGGCAGTTTTGGAGCAAATATTGTTACGGCTACATTTAGTGGTAACGGCGCTTCTATTTCGGCTATTAATGCCTCTAACATTTCTTCAGGAACCATAGCCAATGCTCGCACTACTGCGTCTAGCTCTAATGGGGCTTCTACTATTGTTCAGCGTGATTCTGGTGGTAGTTTTGATGCTAACTTAGTTAACGCGGTATCGCTTAGTGGTAATGCTGCAACAGTAACAGGTATTAACGCCTCTAACATTGCTTCGGGGACTATTGCAAATGCAAGAACGACTGCTTCTTCTAGTAATGGCGCTTCTACTATTGTTCTGCGGGGAGCTTCTGGTGAATTTGCTGCTGGAGCAATAACAGGCTCATCTTTCTCTGGTGACGGCTCTGCTATTACAGCTATTAACGCTTCGGCGATTACTACGGGAACTTTAGACAATGCCAGGACTTCTGCTGCTTCTGCCAATGGTGCTTCCACTATTGTGGCTCGTGATGCTGGGGGTAATTTTAGTGCCAACACGATAACGGCAACTACGTTTAGTGGCGCAATGTCTGGAAACGGCGCAGCTCTAACTAGCATTAATGCCTCGAACATTTCTAGCGGGACCATAGCTAACGCACGAACAACAGCGGCTACGGCTAACGGGGCTTCAACTATCGTACTCCGTGGTACATCGGGTGAGTTTAGCGCTGGTGCAATTACTGGTGCTTCATTTACAGGTTCTGGTTCTGGTTTAACTAGTATTCCCAACTCCGCTACAACAGCTAACTCAGCAAACGGAGCCAGCACTATTGTTGCTAGGGACGCAAACGGTTCGTTTACAGCTAACGTAGGAACATTCACCACAGTTAGCGGTGCTGGTGGCGGTTTAACCTCAATTAACGCCTCAAACATATCTAGTGGCACTATAGCTAACGCAAGAACTACAGCTTCTAGTTCAAACAGCGCATCAACATTAGTTTCAAGAGACGCTAACGGTAGTTTTGGTGTTAATTCAATTACAGGCACTGGAGCAGCATTTTCTCCAAGTACATCTGCATGGGCAACTGGAGCGGCATTTATATCAACTGGAAGTTTTGGTGGTGGGCACTCAATCGTTGATGGGTCTGCTGGTTTTGCTATTTACGCACAAGAGTCAGGCGCAAATTTAATTATCGGGTCTGGAGCAACGTCTGGGGGTACAACAGAACGTTTTAGAATTAGCAATACTGGCACAGCCACTGCAACTACATTTAGCGGTTCAGGCGCGTCTTTAACTAGTATTAACGCCTCAAACATCTCGTCTGGCACAGTTGCTACAGCCCGTCTTGGATCAGGTACAGCTAACGCATCTACATTTTTGCGTGGCGATTCAACGTACGCAGTGGTTTCTAGCGGTACAACAATCCCGTCTGGTACGGTTATGATTTTTGGGCAGACTGCTGCGCCAACAGGATTTACCAAACTAATCGATCAGGATAACGCTGGACTTCGTGTTGTAAGCGGAACAGCAAGTACAGGTGGTAGTGTTAACTTCACCACAGCGTTTGCAAGTCAAACCCCAACAGGTTCAGTAAGTATTACTGCAGTTGCAGGTAGCGCAGGAGCTACAACGCTTACTACTCCTCAAATCCCTAGTCATACTCATACAGTAACTTATATGACCCAAGATGGTGGACCAGGTGGTAATGGAGTAGTAGGTGCTTCTGGTCCAGCATCAACCATTAACTCTGGTTCTACAGGTGGTGGCGGTAGTCACACTCACCCATTTAGCTTTTCAAGTGGTTCTGGTACGTTTACTGGTAATGCAATTAATCTTGCAGTAAAGTACGTAGACGTTATTCGTGCAACTAAGGACTAAGAATGGGAACACTTAAAAACGGCACATTCTGCCCACTAATAAAAAAAGACTGCGTAGGTCTTACGTGTGCTTGGTACACGCGTGTTCAAGGCATTGACAACAATACGGGCAATCAAGTGGATAATTATGAGTGTGCAATATCTTGGTTACCAATGTTGCTGATTGAAAACTCTGGGCAACAACGTCAAACGGGCGCCGCAGTAGAGTCGTTTAGAAACGAAATGGTAAAGTC